CTTCAGTAACCAATCTAAACAAATCACTATCTAGCAATTTAGTAATAGATATAAAAGGTTGATTTTCTACTTTGCTTTTACGCAATCGTGCCCAACAAACACTAAGAGCAAGAAGGTCTTGACTAATTTCATAGACTTCGTATTTTTTAACATCATCATTAAATTCAAATTTAAAATTACCAATATCATTAAGATTAAGACTAGTCAATGAAATTGTATTTTGACTTGCGGCTGCAATACTGATTGCACCGCCACTGCTACCACTACCACTGATTATCCAGGGACTATTATTTGACATGATTATCCTATTGTAATATCTTCCATACCGGCTGTGCGTAATCTTACGATGTGACCCATCTGCCATTGTTTGGCTTCAAGTCCCTTTAGTATACCAAGCCATTTATTACGTAATAATGCGACTTCGTTAATCAACACTTCAAAGTCAATAACTTCATCTTCACCATCTACATACTTTTCTGCATCACGGCTTGTCAATGCTCTATTATACGCTTCTAAATATTTTTGAAAATGTTTTCGGCGAATTCTCCGTAATTGAATATTGAGATAGTTTAATACTGCCTCAATCTCTTGTAGTTGATTAAAACGATGTTCTGTTATACCGGGAATAGCGGCAATGTTCTTTTCAACATTACCGTATACCTTCACTTCTTGTTTGGCTGAAATTAATTCGGTCTCATAATGTGTTATGAAATCTGGTATCACCGCTAAATTAGTGGTGATCCTTGTATACCAATTGCCTGACATTTAATCGTAACTTTCGTCTTCGTCTTCATCGTCATATTCTTCGTAGTCATCTTCAACATCATGCTGTTCAACATAACCTTTTAATGCATTAAGCATTTCTTTGTCTCCTCTGAACGCATCTTTAATGCTGTCAGCCTCGTAGTTGTTATCAATTAATAAATTGATTAGTGTGTCTGCGGCGTCACTACGTTCATGCAAATCAATGTGAGAACGTAGTGCATCCCAAACTTCAGTAACAAAATCTAAACTCATTCTGTAACCTCCTCCTCCGGTGTTACATTACTTATCTTTCTTGTTGACTTTTGTGCATACTCATTCATTACTGTATCTAAGCAACCGTCAGTATTTGCTTCCCAACCTTTACGAAACTTCTTAATGATTTCACCATCAAGTGTTGTATAGACTAATGAGTTACCTTCTTTTTTAACAAGTTCAGCCTTCTCAATCATATCTAATAGACCAGAGTAAGGGCTCATGCCTGTTTCATAAGGAATCTTAACTTGAACAGATTCAAATGGTTTTGCATAACGTGTTTTCATAATCTTACATGCCGCACGAATACCTCGCACATCACTAATCTTATTACCATCTTCATCTTCTTTGAGTTTTAGTTTCTTCATAGCAACAACGATACTTGATGCGTACACAAAACCTTGACCACCTGAGATTTTGTCATCTGGATCAAACATATCTTGTGAAGCATATGTATGATTAGTAGCTACTAAACCAATACCCAATGAACCAAACATATTAACACAGTTACGAACAAGTGCTGTTAGTGCTTTGGGTTTACGACCCATGTCGCCTTTCATATCACCTGCTTCAAACTGATTAACGTCAGTTGGGGTTAGCAACATTCCCAAACTGTCAATGACAAACAAAACTTTAGGACGATCTGTTTCTGGTAGTGCTTTGTAATCTTTAACGAACATAGAAATAGTTTTTCCTACTTCGTCAATCATTGCCATGTTAAGTTTTAATAGTTTATTTTCTGCGGTGTCTACACCAAGTGCGTGTAGCCATGCTTCGTCAAGGGCATTCTCTGAGTCAACTAAGACTACAAAGATTCCTTGTTCTTGTGCGTGTCGGACGAGGTTTCCTGAGCAGATGAACGATTTTCCGGCGCCTGACTCTCCGGCAAAGACAGTAACTTTACCAAGAGGTACGCCTTTATTAAAATCACCGCTAATGAGATAGTTGAGAGCATAATTTCCTGTTGAGATCCAATCAGTAGGATCGTTAAATCCTATTGATAGACCTTCAATACTTTTTGTAATGTCCTTACGGAATTTACTTACGTCAAAAGGTTTTGCCATTTTAGCTATCCATTTCCATTGAGAGTGCTTCTTTGATTACTTCAAAAAGTTCTGCTTCCGTATTGCACATAACTTTATGGTTTTTCCAATCATTCTCTTTGTCTCTTCCGCTGACTTCAATCATAAAGCCGTTATCATAACGATAAACTGTAAATGATTCGTTTACTTTTGCTAGTTTAGTTAGTTTTGCCATGTTATATTCCTTATTTGTGTATTCCGTTACTGTATAGTTTATCACTAAATGATACTTTATCAAGCAATTCGGGGGAATCTTCTGCCATCCGATCAAGTTCATAATCACTTGGAAAATGACGTAGTGCTCCACGTGCCCGATCTCTGATTAAACTAGGTACTCTTGGCGTTCTGCCAGGATCACATAATTCTTCCATCAGTTTTTTAGCCTGCTTTAAGGCTCTATATCTTTCGTCTGGTAATGTCATAGTGTTCTCCTAAGATAGGGGCCGAAGCCCCCACTATGATTAAGACTTATTTTGTCTAGCACGGATCATTGCTAGAATGTCTTGTGCTTTGTCACTGCTTGTTGCTGACTGTGCAGGAACTACAACTGGAGTAGATGCTGTTTCAGGTTCATCCCAAGGTGTGCTTGAAGACTCTGCTACGGGTGCTGTTGCGGGTGCGCTGGTTTCAATAGTCGCTGGTCGTTTTTCCGCTGTCGCTCCTGCAGGTGCTTCAACACCATATGGACGATAGTATGCACCCCAACGTTCAACATCATATGGTTGACCGTCTACAGATGCCTCAAACATTTCTTTGATAACACGCAGTTCTGCTTCACCTGGTTTCTTAGGCAAGAAATCTGCCAAGTTAAACAAACTATGTGATTCAATTGCTGATGACTCTGCTTCTGTTAATGCAGATTCTTTACGTGCCCAGTTACTAGTTGAGTAATCGGCATATCCACCTTTACTTGTTTTCTTAATATTAAAATCAAGACCACGTAAGTAATCTGTTGGCAATTCTTCCATCTCTGGATCCATCAAACTTGATTTGATGATAGTAAAGATTTGTGGGCTGATAACAAATCTACGAATTGGATTCGCAGGTGTCTTGTCATCACCTAATGGATTTTGTTTTACAAAACCTTGGAACAAATAACTACGTTTCTTCCAATACTTGTTTGCCATTTCTTTCAATGTCTCATCCTTATACCAAGGACGAACTTCTGCTAGAACAGGGCAACTATCGCCATACATTTCCATGCATGGTACTTGTACGTCAATTTTCTTAACGTTGGGATCACCTTTAACGCCATTGAATGGCAATTTAATGATTTGACGCTCAACCCAGAAGAATTCATTCTTACTGTTACCGTCTGGCAAGAAACGAATTGAAGCGGTTGTGCCTTCGTCTATATTCCAGTGGGGGTAGATTGAGTTATCAGATTGGGTGTTAGAACCCTTTTGCTGTCTGTTTTCTTGTGCCGATATACGGGCACGAATGTCTGCTAATGATGCCATGATTTAATTTCCTTATAAATTGAGATGGTCTCGTTTTAATGTCGCTACTCCCAATGAGTAACTAACACAAGAGTAAGTATAGCATTACTTTCTTCTCATGTCAATAGTATTTATGCCAGATATGGTAAACCTCACATTTTAAGTGAGGTTTTTAAGAACTTATTTACCCAATAATCGCTTGATTGCGTTTAGGTCATCTTGTCCTTCAGGTAATACACCTATAGGGCCTGTTTTACGATAAGGGGTAGATTGCTTCATAGTATCCATTCGACTCTTTGTCAAAGTGCCTTTTTTACCTGCTCTATCTGTTTTATAAACATCGTCAGGGCCTGCCAATGTTCTGTTACCTAATCTATCAAAACTCTGTGCCTTGCCAGTATTATATCTATGTTGTATTGTGATTCTTCTTAAAGCATCCATAGCATCCCCAATAGAATTGAATGTGGCTTTAATATCACCATCATACTCGCCTGACTTATCTTCAAAATCCACAGCGATTTCACCTGTTTTTATATTATGTTCTATTGTACCATATGCATAATACCCGCCTTCGCGGTCATCAAACTCGTATCTTTCAATGTTAGGATCAGATGAATCATCTTGATGCCATCCATGTAAATTGCCAATTGCTTTGGCAAAGTTTCCTTCACCTTCTGCTACAGCCTGCGGAGCCATACCAATAAAGTTTTCATTGGCGCCAACTAGTTTACCTACTGCGCCCTTTTTGCCAACCTTCTCAGTAGGACCTAATTGACCTACACGCTTTTGGTCAGCATCAAGACCTTCGTCAACTTCTTTTTCTTTATTGCTAAATTTAGCACGAATGTTTTGCATTTTCTTTTCACTAGCATGTTCTTGACCGGCTTTGCGTAATGCGTCCATACCATCTTTACCATACTTCTTATCGCCCAAGTATGCTTGTAGTGCGCTTTCTTCAACTTCTTCTTCATCCACACGCTTTTCAATATCACTGCGAGCCATGCTTGGCTTACCATGTTGGGCATGTTTTGGGATGCCCATTCTTTTCTGTAAATCTTTTAGTAACTGCTCATCGTCTGGTGCTATATAGTCAGCAACTTTCTTGCCTACCTTTTTAAGAGTATCAACTATACCTTCTTCCATATCTTCTTCTTTAAGATTGCCTTCTTTTTCTGCTCTTTGTAGCATATCGATTCTATCACGATATCCTGCAATACCAGGCTTAATGTTTGCGGCATCTGCTCTATCACCATAGCCAGCTTTCTTAAAATGTTTCAATGTAGTTTGTGCTTGATGGCTCTGCGGAGTACCGTCTTCACCCTCATTTTGCATTGAATCAGATCCACCCAAACTTTGTTCAACTTGTCTGATCCAACCGCTAACATCACTAGAACCAATTTCATCAACATCACCGACAAAATCAGCAACATCATCAATTGCTTGCATAATTGCTACTGGGCCGTATTTCTTTAATAAATCTGAACGTTGTGATAATATTCTGCGAGTGATAGCTCCGGCTACTGGACTATGTTCTTCACCTTCAGGGATACCGATTGCGTTGTTACTTGTTAGACTTTCTTCTTCGTCTACTAGATTGCCTTCATCTTTTGCTCTTTTTAGCATATCGATTCTGTCTCTAAAACCTGCTATGCCTGATTTGATATTTGCGGCGTCTGCTCTATCACCATAACTGGCTTTCTTCAAATGCTTTAATGTAGTTTGTGCTTGATGGCTCTGTGGAGTACCATCTTCACCCTCACCTAAATCATCTTCCGGTGCATCTTCACCATCGTCATCACCAAAAGTGTCGTTACCCATGTCAGCATCTACTGGTTCTTCACTGGCTTCTGGGCCACCTTCGCCTTCAATCAAACTATCAGCCCATTCAGCTAATTCACTAACTTCTTTCATTTCAGCTACACGTTTCTGTAATCTGGATAGTATTGGCATTACACTTTCAATGCGTGGATCTAAAGTTTCTTGTACAAACAATTCATTTAAATTACTTGTATCTGTTTCATCTTCCATTAATGGTGGAGTCCATGATTCAAAATA